TATATCGACACATTTAATATCATTAACCCAATATCTCATATTAGTAATGCCTTTATATTTGGTGTTAGTGTGAGCATATACTCCTAATCTATCATATTTTACTTGACCTACTTTAGGTGACCAGTTAACTATACTTCTGTAATTATATTGGTGATATAAATTATCTACAACCTGGCTGCCACAATTATTTCTTTCTATTAATACAGGAGGTGTTCCCCAATGATAACATATGTCTCTGACTTTAGTAGTAAATTCAAATGGATTAATTTCATTTGATGCATACTCTGCAACTTGTTTTATGTCTTGTAATTCAGTTATATCTAAGACCTGTATAACGCTAAAATTTTGACCGACACCTTCTGCTACATCAACACCAATAGTATATAAATGATCTTTATTAGGTTCTTCCCATACTTTATAACAGCCATCATCAAACACATATGTTGGTTCTGTTGTTTTTGCTAATAATTTTTCAAAGAAAATTTCATCAATAAATGAATCACCAGTATCAAGAAACTTACAGTCAAACTCTTGCGCAAAGGCTTCTTCACTACCTATAGATTTAATTGTGTCTTGTTTCCATGTTTCATCTCGTCCAGGAACTTCATGCCATAATATTTTTTCTGACTTCCAATTATTTACTCCCTTTTCTGCTTCTGTATATAATGTATGAAATAAATTACCACTACCATTAGGAGTAGATGCTACAAATATTTTAGATTTTGTTGATGCAGAAATAATAGGGTATACTGACTTCCAAAAAGACTCAACAAGGTTATTTGGAATAAAAGCTAACTCATCCAAGATTAGTACATTAACAGATTCACCACGACCAGCATCTGAGCTTGTAGTACTAATACCAATACTGCTCCCGTTTGCTAATTTCATAGATGTCTTACCGTACTCTACAACTCCTGGTTTTAAGTAATTTGGTAAATTCTCATATGCGAGACGAACTCTTGAAAAAATACTAATAGCAGTTTGTTCTTTATTAGCAACAATTAATATACGTTGATCGTCTTCAAAACAAGCAATCCATAATGCATAAATTGTCATCATAGTAGTCTTTCCAGTCTGTCTACTAGCTAAACATGCTACAAATCTATTGTCTCTCAAACTACGTAATACTCTTTTTTGGTAAGAATATAAGTTTATTAATATTCTGCCTCGATCAAGGTTAACAATATGGAAAAAGTTTTCAGCAAAGTGAAGAATGTTTTTTCTGGCTTTCTTAAGAGATTTTACCATTTCAGGAGTCCATTCGTACTCCATGTTAGGATTAGGTAAGCTCGTATTACCTAAATAGAATTTATCGTCTTTTTTTAGCCTCGACACTATAAATATTTACATGAACAGCAGAGATTTAAACTCTATTAATGAAGCCTTTGTGCAAGCTACGACAAAGGTAGCTGCTGAAGATACTATCGAAGAAGCGAGACCACCGATTGGTGCTGCAGCACGAGAAGGTGATCCAGTGAATCAGAAAACAAAATCATGGACTGGTTCTTCGAAAACAAGAAATAGTGGCAAGAAGGCGAAACCGCCCGGTAGGCCAAAGCCAAATGACAAAGAAGAGGATGACGAGATAGAAGAGGTAAAGGAAGATCTTGGCCCGGATTTTGGTGATGAGGCAGAATTCGGTGATCCTTCTCGTCATAGTGGTGACTATTTAGATGATGAGCCATTAGATGTCGGAGATATAGTAGAGGTTGAAGGTGAAGATTCAGATTTTGTAATTCTTGGTATTGATGGAGACTGGGTTTCAGCTGCCGAGGTAGGTGACGGAATTGAGGTTAAAAGAGATAGTGTTGTAAAGACATCGAGCATGACATGGGGCAAGAAAGAGGGACCGACTCGCCCACCATTAGAGTCAGTTAAGTTTGAAAGGAAGTTAGTTACATTAAAGGAGAAAAAGAAAGTTATGAAATTTACAAATATAATGGCAGAGTATGAAAGCAAATTATCGTCTAGTTCTAAAGGGTTTTCATTAAAATCTAAACTAAATGAAGAAGATGGTACTTCATTTAAACAACCAGATGAAGGAGTTGGAGTGAAGGTAGATAGCAAGACGCAACGTCCAAAAGATGAAGTCAGCGCGGAGGTAGTTGAGGAGCCTACAGAGAATGTAAAAGATGATTTACAGGAGCCTAAAGAAGGGGAAGAAAAAAATACTGAAAAAGAAGAGAAAGTTGTTGAGGATAGTATAAATAATTCTAACAAAGGTAATATTATGTCACAAGATAAATCAATTTTTGATAAGCTCTACGAGCAAGTTATGAGTGAGGACGATGATTTCGAACTCGGTATACCGGGTGACGAACTCGGTGCAGTCGGTGATGAGCTCGGCGATGAAGGTGGCGAAGACGTCACTGTAACATTAAGCCCAGATCAAGTCGATGCTTTAAAGTCAGTAGTCGCTCAATTCCCGGAACCAGAAGATGAGTTCGGCGGTGAAGATGAATTCGGCGGGGGCGGGGAGGAACCTGAAGAAGGCTTCCGGCGCGAGAGCACTGAAACAGTTGCTGAGGGAGATGAGCAGTCTACTGGTAAGCCAACTACAGATGGTGCCAAGCCAGGTGTTGATCCTTCCGACGGTGGAGGTAAGACCACTGATCCTGCATCTGATAGCCTAGGTGGTAAGTCATCTGGTACAGGCGATGCAAAGGTCACTGACGAGCCTGCCTCAACCGGGAAACCAACTACAGACGGTAGTAAGCCTGGTGTTGCAAAGAATTCAGGGAAACCTGGTAAGCAGAAAGCTAACGCTAAGATCTAATACAATTAAAACATAGTACCTTTGATAGCCCCTTGCAATGCAGGGGGCTTTTTTTATTAAATAATTAAAATGTTATTCACTCGAAAATTTCTTGAAGCTTTAGGTTGTAAGGATTTATATAAATTAAGAGGAAGTACCGGTTCTGGTAGAACTCATCAAAATCTGTTACCTGCTAGTAGTCGCGCTAAATCTGAGCCAAATGGTTTAAAAAGCTTAAAGGCATGTCAAACCGGTGTTCGGCTTTTAAATGATCAAGAAGTACAAGAGATAAAACAATTATTTGGAATTACAGATCTCGAGGAGACTGGATCTAGGAATTTAGGTAATACAGGAATAACAATGTATGTTGCAAACAATCAATATTATATTAAAAAATAATGGCATCAGCATGGAGTACAGAGACAGTAACTGCAGTTAATTATCATAGTGCTGCAGAAGATCTTACACGGTTTAATAATAAATCGTTAGGTACAAATGAACGTAATCAGACATATAAAAGATGGTGGAAAGAGCAGGTAAGGTTATATGGTACCAGTGTTAGTTATTATGTCCGAAAATTTGATTTAAGTAAGACTGATAAGGTGTATGGTGAAAATCCATATCAAGGATATCAACTACCTCAGACTCTTAGTATGTTAGTAGACTTAACGGACGGTGCAATAACATACTCACAATATGGGTTAGTATCTGACGATGAATTAACAGCTGTAATAGATATTGAAACTTATCAAAAAACTCTTTCTTCTTATTATCATACCGCCGGTTATAGTGGCACGCTAAGTGCTATGCCTAACGCAGGAGATGTATTTCAATTAACTGAATACGGTAACGATCGCCCAGGAGGGAAGGACGGTAAAATATTTGAAATTACAGAACGTATGGATCAAATGGTTGGTGAGATTAATCAGCTTCAAGGTCATTATGTATTTAAACTTCGAGCTCGTAGGAACGATCATACATTCTTACCAGGGTTACCCGCTGAAGCTAAATCTACTCAAGTTACTGATACATCGGGTGTCGGTTCTTTAGCATCTCTTGAGACTGATTATATTAATGATTTAGATACAGAGCAAGCGACATATTTCGAATACGGTACTAATGACGATGTATATGGTGACTATTATTAAATTCATACTCTACATCTTTTAATACAGAGTGATATCGCTCAGCGATATATTTGTTAATAGGTATTGGTTTTAAGCAGTCTGGTGTATGTCCTAGTTTCTCTGCTTTATCAGCGATAATATTTACTGCTTCAAATAAGCACAACCATCT